AATATTGATGTAGGACATTATGAATATAAAGTTCCGTGGGTTAAATCAACTCAACAATATCTTTATATACTTGTACCGATTGTTCGTTCTATACATACAATTACAGTACAAGGTATCATAAGCAATCAGATATTTACTCTTACTGGTATTTATGTTCATGAAGGTAAATCTTGGTGGATTTATCGGACGAATGTAAAGACCAATTTTGATTTTAATGATGCTGTTAATGAGATTCTTGATGTTCAAGTATATGTTCGTGAGCTTACAGCTGAGGACTTAAATCCTGTTGAACAACTTACAAAACTTTTATTTGAACATATTAATAATAAGTTTAATCCTCATGAGGTAACAAAAGAACAAGTTGGTCTTGGCAATGTTGATAACACTGCCGATATGGATAAACCTGTATCTAGACCTCAAAAAGAGTACATTGATGCTCTTGAAAATAGGGTTAAAGGTTGGTTCAAACAGTTGAATGTTTGGATTAACAATCATGTTACAGAAGTTAATAAAAAGTTTCAAGATGTTTGGGCTGCTATAAACAAGAAACTTGATAAAGAAGATTACGAGAATGACAAAGATAATTTCAATGCTCATATTCGTAATTATGATAATCCTCATAGAGTTACTGCCGCACAAGTTGGTTTACCAACAGCCGCAAGTGATATTGAGAAATTAAAACAAAAAGCTCAAGAACTTCAAGGTTTGCTTATTAATAAGCAAGATAAAACTTCTGAAGAACTTGTTACTGATAACAAACGTATTGTAGATGCTATTAATGAGATTTATGGTATTGTTGTAGAACATAATAATCATGTTCGTAGCAACAGTATTAATCAAATTGAAGTTACAAGCGAAATTCCTACTACGTTTGAAGATGGTACACTTTGGATTCGTATTCCTCGAAATGAAGAAAATTATATAACAATTAAGATTGAAGCTGTTCCGGTTGATTCTACTATACGAATGATTAATTCGGAAGGTAAAGAATCGGCAGGTGTTGGCAGTGCAAGTCTTGAATGTTTAATTCAAAGTCGTTTACATTATATTGTAGAAAAAGAGAATTACATTACAAAAGATGTTTATGTCGATGTAGGTGTTGAAGATACGACAATTAACGTTGTTCTTACACCTAAAACTAAAAAGACATTAACTGTAAATGCAACTCCTGATAATGCTTTAATTATATTTACTGATAAATCTTCTAATGTAGTTATTGTTCAAGGTACTGGTACTCTTACATATGAAACTTATGACCCGCGTGATATTTTAATTCAAGTTGGTGCAAGTGGATATGAAACTTACGAAGAGCGTATTACGTTAGATGAGAATATAATTCGTGATATTACTCTTATTGCTCTACCGGTTGAACAAGGTGCTGTAAGTATTACGGTAGTTGATAGCGAAACAAAGGCCAAAATAGCCGCATACATCTATGATAAAGATACGGGTGGTATATTAGGTCAAGTTACAAAAGATACGCCATTACAACTCATCGGAGATGTCAATACGAGCCGAATTTTAAGGTTTGTTTCGTCGGGTTATATAGAGGTTGAACAACTGGTAACTTATGCAATTCCTACCGCAGAAGTTACTGTTGAAATGGATAAAGTTCCAGTTCAATCTGGTACTATCTATGCAACTGCTGTAAATACTGAATCTACTGCTTTAGACGGTGTTACGTTTGAGTATAAACTTAGTACTGAAAGTAGTTGGAAACCTCTTGGTAATGATGAATCGACTGCTGGTAAATCTGAGGCTGTTACAGCTCCAGTTGGAACAAGTGTTGATTTCCGAGCTTCTAAAACTGGTTATATAACTAACACTGGAACTGGTACAATTAATTCTACTGGTGAACATAGTGTTACTATTGTACTTGAAGAGTTACCGCCTGAACCCGAAGAGGTTTCTGTAACTATCAAGGCTTATGAGATTTATGATGATAATAAACTTTATTTAGCTGCTGATATTAAAGAAATATCAAGTACTGGAACTACTGTTGGTACAACCAGACTTGATGAACCTTTGGTAATCACAAAGAATAAAGGTAATGTTATAACTTATTATGCTTTACCGTTATCTTCTGATTGGTATAATATTGGTAGTGAAAAAGTAGTATTTGATACTGATAAAACAGTTGAGATATTATGTCTTCGTAATAATAACGGCCTTATTAAAGTTCGTACACGGGATGCTTTAACTGGTTGCATGATTACTGATACCATTTATGATGAAACTGGTAAAAAAATAGGTAACTGTGGTTCATCAGAAGATGGTTATGTTAGTGAAGCTAATCCGATTGGTTTCGAACGTAATTATAAGACTTTAGGTGATACTCGTTATGAAGCTACTGAACCTGCATTGTTTATTGCAGCTAAACCTTCTGAAGCTGTTGTCAATTATATTGATTTACATCCGAAAGAAGGTCAAGATTATATAGCTTTTAAATTTGTAGATTCTGTTACTAAAGTTCCTATTATCTCAGGTATTAGTTGTTGGTTTACTTCTACTGTTAAAACTATTGTTACTGATTATCAAGGTATAGCTCATATTAGTGGTACTTATGATTCAAAGGTTGTAATTTTGGTTAGACGTAATGGTTACGTTGAATACAATCAAAGTTATGATAATCTTGCAAATCATAGTGTTACAACTATTGAATTAGTACCTGAACCAGTATTTGAAAACGATGGTATTGATTATATGCAAATCGAAGGTGATGGTATTGAACATCCTATATTTAGGGTTGGTAATGTCGAATCTAATTAACGGTTTAATAATATGAAAGAATCTGTAATTCGTAAAGTTTTTTGTGCCTTAAACTGGCCTCCGAAAACTGGTGCTTTTCAGAAGTTAATTACTTTTGTAGTTGAAGGTTTAGCCACTAAGGCTGAATCTTCAACTGTTCAAGAATTACAAACAAAAGTAGAAACTCTTGAAGGTACTGTTGATACATTACAAGAAACTGTTACTACTTTAAGTGGTAAAGTAAGTACATTAGAGAGTAATTATACTTCTTTGGAAGGTCGTGTAACTGCTCTTGAAACACCGCAAGGTTAATATTAATCTACAACTATGGCACAACTTAATCTTCTTGAACGAGCTACAGAAGCTGTCGTAATGCTTAATGGTAATCGTCGGCAGGTTCTTGATATGTGGCTTAATGGTAAAAAAGTTTGGCCAATAGATGAACCTGTTGTAGAATTAGCTGTTGATAAAACTCTTGTTATTCTAAATAAAGATAATAATTATCATGATACCATAACTGTTTTCGCAAGTGATACAGCTGAATGGGAATTTGGTAATTAATTTGTTATTATAGTTAATCGACCAAAAAAAAAACAATGGCAACTATTCCGAGTTATTTATCATGGATTCCTAAAACTGGTACTGGAAATGCACAGATTAAGATTAATTCAAAGACTCCTTATAAAGGTCGTACTAATCGTACTACTGAAATTCCCGGTAAGATTGTTGGAAAGTCGAATAGTGTTACTGTAACTGTTGTTGAGACAGCAGCTGCTGAGTACATTACTCCGGATGGTTTGAGTATCAATGTTGCAAAAGGTGGTGAAACCATTCATGTAACTGGTAAGTCAAACTCGAAGATTCTCACGTTTACATGGAAAACTAATTTTGGTCTTTCTGCTGTAACCTCTTATAAAGTTAATGGTAGTGTTACTGCTACTTCTGGAACTGCTATTACAGGTGACCCCGGTGCCACTGGTGAATATACCTACGATGTAACTATTGTAGTTCCGAAGAATGAAACTATTACTGCTCGAAGCGCAACTCTTGAAATCAAAGGTGCAGGTGCTTCTGTTGTTAAAACGATTACGATTACTCAGGCTCTTGGTGATAGCTATCTGTATCTGAACTCGCAGGGTACTACTACGGCTACTATTACTATTCCGGCCGGTGGTGGTGAACAAACGCTTAAGGTTCTGTCTAATGACGAATGGACGTTTGAGCCTGTTGAATAAATTAATTAATCATTTATGAGTGTTACCACTAATAAATGGAATGACGAGAGTGGAGATTCAATTAGTATTGAATCTCCCTCTTTTCAAGGAAATCAGACTGTTAAAATTTCATCACCTGTTCAAAAAGGTACTTCTAAGAGAAGTATGCAGTTTATTGGAAAGTGTAAAAAAAATTCCAGTAAACAAGTTATTCTTACTGTTGAACAAGAAGCATCTGTTTATACATATAATTTAATATTAAGTAGTGATAATACTGAAATTGCCGCAAAAGGTGGAACTGCAACTATTACAGCTGTACTTAAAACGTATCGTAATGGTAATTTAGTTAGTACAGATAATGTTACTCCAGTTCTATCAGGAAGTGCTACAGGTTTTTCTATTTCTGGAACTACTGTTTCTGCAAGTAGTCGAGGCACTACTGTTGGTAGTGAAAGAAGTATTAATATTGTTGCTAAATTTGCTGGTACATTTGATGGGCAAGAAGTTTCAGCAAATATAACAATTAAACAAGCGGCTAATTCTCAAATATTACGAGAAATAACTAATAGATATACAAGTTCTAATCCTTTTACTGGACAAAATACTGTTAAAGCTAACGGTGGTACGGTTTGGGTTTATACTTTTGCTATATATGATTATACCAGCGGAGATAGTTCTGAAACTAATATTAGTAATGAATGTACCTTTGGTAATGTTACTTTTGGTACATGGGATTCTGCAAAACATACATGGACTTGTCCTTCTGCTGGAACAACTGTTTATTCAGAACATAGAGGTGCTTCTATTAAAGTAACTTGGGGTTCTAAAAAGACAACATATTATTTATATCAAGAGAAAAATCTTGAAAGTGTTAAGTCTATATCTGGTGGAATTTATACTTACGGTAATATTGTAGCTGGTACTATTTCAAATAAAACTATTCCTGCATCTGGAGGTTCTGCTACTGCAACTGCTGGAAATGGTACTCAAAGTTGGAATAAATCTGCTACAATTACTACTTACGAATATACATCTGGTGCTACAAAAGATGTTACTACTGAAGCTGCTTCAAGTGGAACTGCTAATGTTGTTCCGAATGTAGCTTCTATTACTGCTACTGCTTCTTCGAAGGGTACAACTGTTTCAGCTCAAACTACTGTTAAAAGTCAAGCTGTTACTTGGTCGGCTAATGGTAAATCTGCAAGTGGAACAATATATATTTATCAAGCGGCTAACAAAATTGATTCTTATAATTACAGTAGTTGGAATATTGCTGTTTCGGCAAATCCTACAACTATTGCTGCATCAGGTGGAACTTCTACTATTACAGCAAGTTGTATGAGAACTAAAACTCCTGTTTATACATCAGGTTCTACTGGAACAGCTACTACTGAATCTGCAACTCCAACGTTAGCAATTAGTGGTACTGGATTTACATTAAGTGGAACTACTGTTACAGCTTCAAAGAATAATGTTGCATCTCGAACTGCTACGGTAACTGCTTCATATTCTGGAGCTACTTCTAAATCTGTTACTATTACTCAATCAGCTGGGCCTGATGGTATTGGTTATATGCAAATTCAAGGTGATGGTGTTGACCACTATATTTTCCAAGTTGGTCGTACACCAAATACTCGTTCTAATGATGTTCAAACTTTATCAGAAGAACCTGTTAAAGTTGCAGTAGAAACTAAATCTGAAAGTTTGTTTGCTAAAATTAAACGTATTGTTACTAATCTTAATTAATTAAAAGTTATGGCTTTATCTAAATCTGCTTTGAAAGCAAAATTTATCACTGGTGCTATACCAACTTAAACTGATTTTGCCAGCCTTATTGATGGTATGTTGAGTATGCCATTGAGGGAGGGGACTGGTGATACAACAATAGGTTTCGGAAATGGAGATAGTACCGATAGACTATATGTTAAATCTCTTAGATATATTTATGATTATAATC